TTGTTGTTGCTGCACAACAGTACCAGCAAGTAACTTCCTAAGAGGAAATGCAGCAAGTAGTACAGATTTTCAACTTAGTGTTAAAAGTAATGATGGAGTTAAAATTGGAACCGGCGGACAATTAAGTTTAGGCATCGACGGCGAAACTGGAGTTATACAGCATAACACTAGTGGTTCAAGTATTGACGTTAGAATGCGCAGCGGAAATTTAACACCAACGGTAGTAAGTATTAACAGCGACGGAAATACAGGATTTAATAATAGTGCTCCAGAAGAAACAGTTGATATTAAGGGCAATCTTAAAATATCACCTAAAACTGGTGAAGCAGAAACTGGCGTAGTCACTATTACAAGCACAGAAAATTCTACATCAATTGGCACAGGTAGTATTACTACAACTGGCGGCGTAGGTATTGCACAAAATGCTTACATTGGCGGTGATGTTGATGTAGGAGGTATCCTAATATCAGGAAATATTGCACCTGACTCCAATAGTACAAGAAATATCGGTACTTCGATTAACAAATATGATCAAATACATGCTACAACGTTTTTTGGTAATATTCAAGGTAACGTAAGTGGTACAGTAAGTGGAAGAGCAGGTAGTGCTGATAGGTTAGCTAGTGCTACTACTTTTGCATTAAGTGGCGATGTTCAGCCAAACAGTTTTGAATTTGATGGTCAGACAGGCGGCAGCACAAAAACATTTGCAGTTAGTATTGCTGACAGTTTTATAAGCAACAAAGATGTTACTTATGATGCAGGCAATGCGGATGAGTTACTATTAAATGTAACCACAGGTGTAACAGGGGTTCGCAGAATTACAAAACGCAACTTCCTAAAAACAATTCCTCTAGTGCCAGCTGGTGCAATGATGCCATTTGGTGGATTAGACGCACCAACTGGTTGGTTATTATGCGACGGTAGTGAAATTAACAAGTCTGATTACAACGAATTATGGATTGCCATACAACACAATTTTAAAGATGCTAGTTTAGTAAGCGACAATGGTGTAAACAAGTTTACATTACCTGATTTTAGAGGAAGATTTGCATTAGGACTAGACAATATGGGAGGCCCGGGTGCTAACCGTGTAACTGATATTGCAGCTGATGCAATTGGTGGAAACGCTGGCGCTGAATCGAAAACAATTAACACTACTAACTTACCAGAACACGAACATGATTTAGAAGGCGAAAGCGGAACTCAGTTTTATGGTATTAGAGTAGGTGCTGGAGAACCAGTAGACGACAACGCTATTGAACTTCCAATTGAGCCTGGATTAGGTGGAACACAAGGTATTGCTGCAAGTGGCGGGGTTAAAACTGAATCCTCCCTAGGAACACCAATAGATGTTATGAATCCTTACTTAGCAGTCAATTATATTATCTATACTGGAGAATAACATGAGTTACCAACTAAACAAAACAGACGGCACACTGCTACTGGACTTAATTGATGGTCAAATTGATACAGCTAGTACCAATCTTACATTAGTTGGTAGAAATTATACTGGTTACGGTGAAGCATTTAATGAAAATTTTATTAAATTACTTGAAAATTTTAGCAACACTGCTGCTCCTAGCAATCCACTAACAGGACAGCTATGGTGGGATAGCACAGATCAACGTTTAAAAGTATATGACGGAAGTGTATGGAAATCAAGTGGTGGCCCAATTGTACAAAATACTCGCCCGCAAATGGTTGCAGGTGATTTATGGATTGATAATCTAAATAACCAAGTATATGCATTTGATGGCACAGACTTAATGCTAATGGGTCCGCAATACACAGAATCACAAGGCAAGAGTGGATTTGAAATAGGTAGTATACTTGACTCTCAAAGTAGATCACGTACAGTTGTAAATTTATATGTCGGCGGAACACTTTCGGCAGTAATCAGTAACATTGAATTTACCCCTCAATATGCACAAAGAGTTCTAGGATTAGTTACAGCAGATAATCCAGATGGTATTATTAAAATAGGTTACAATATTGTCGATACTAATAATTTTAAATATAGAGGCATTGCAGATTCTGCTAACGCACTTGTTACAGAAGGCGGCATTGTTAGAACAGCTGACAGTTTCCTTCCATCGACAGCAAATGGTATTACAACTGGTACACTAACAATTCAAAACTCAGGTGGTTTAACAATTGGCCTGTCACAAAACAATGTACAAAAAGTTGTTGGTCCACGTTTTTATATTGAAAACCAACTTACAGATCATGATTTAAGTTTGCGTGTTAAGTCAAGTACATTTGGTGCTATTTCAGTAGATGCAATCTATGTGGATGCAAGTGCAGCACGAGTTGGTATATTTACAACAAACAGATTACCTGCTTATACATTAGATGTTGAAGGCGATTTAAGAGTTACCGGCGATTTAATTGTTGAAGGTGATAGAGTTGCCTTAGATGTTCAAACACTACGAGTTGAAGATAAAATTATTGAAATTGGTGTATTAAATGATAGTACAGAATTAACAGACGCCCAAGCAGATAGTTCAGGAATACAAGTTAACAGCAGCGCAGGAAGCAAAGACATACTTTGGAAAACTGCTACAAATGCGTTTACGTCTAATGTAAACTTTGATCTACTCAACAGTAGTACAAGTTATAAAATTGGCGGAGTTGACAAACTTACTAACGATAGTTTAACCAATGTAACCAAAGCACTTGATTTAGATCAAATTGGCACACTAACTATATTGCAAGTAGACGAGATTAATGTTAACGGCAAAACCATTAGTTCGACTAATGATATGGCAATAATATCTACTAATGGTATTGCAATTACAGCAGGAAACGATATTAATATTACTGATTCACAAAAAATTACCGGCGTAGGTAAAGCAATCAGTTCAAGAGAAGCAACAAGGTTAGCAGTAACAGAATCGATAGACAGTACGGTTACAACAAAGGCATACGTAGATCAAGAAATAGCCACAGATCCAGTAGTATTCAGTATGGATATTACAGGCATGGGAACAGGAACTGCACTACAAAATGCATTAGCAGCATATTTAAATGATTTATATCCTGCTGCTACGTTAAATTCTAATAAAACTGCACGTATACACACAACATCTTATGCAGGAGCAACAGTTGAAGGTGTTGATGTTGAAAGTGCAAAAAATGTAAGTTACATCTCAGTTGATAGTAACGGAACACAGAACGAATCAGTAGTACAAGACATTGTATTTGATGCAGGCGGCGCAAGTGGTAATGTTATCCTTACACCGGCAAGAGGATTAATGACATATACTTCAAATGGAACAGCATGGAATTACCAGTCAACTACAGCGTACTAAGAAAAACGATAAATAATATAATAGCACTAGGGGTTACATAATAATGGCATATGCAATAGACAGATACAATAACACACTGTTAACAACAGTGGAAGATGGGACAGTTGATCAAACAACTGATCTTAAATTTATTGGTAAAAATTACGCTGGATACGGCGAAATACAAAACGAAAACTTTTTGTTTTTGTTAGAAAACTTTAGCGGAGCAAATCAACCAAGCAGACCAATCAGTGGTCAAGTTTGGTTTGACAGCGGCACAAGCAAACTAAAATTTTATGACGGAACACAATGGCGTACAACAGGCGGCGCCGAAGTTGGATCAACTCAACCTACAGGATTAGCAAATGGCGATTTTTGGTGGGACACTGGTAATGACCAATTGTATGTGTACAACGGCACAAATTTTGTACTTATAGGACCACAGAACGCAGGCGAAGGTGTAACCCAAATGCAAAGCCTAGAAGTTCTTGATACTACAAGTGCTACGAGAGGCATAATTGCTGCTGTAATTGAAGATGAAACAATTTATGTTATAAGCCCAACACAGTTTGATTTAAATGCAAGCCAAACAGCACTAAAAGCCCAAGGTTTTGATAGAATTGTTAAAGGTATTACACTAAGAAATACCAAACTAGCGACAGCTGGTGTTACTAGTGAAGCTGATAGATTTCACGGCACAGCTACAAACGCAGAAAAACTTGGCGGAATTTCTGCTGCTAATTATGTACAAACAGGAGCTGGTAACACAGTATTTGCAAGTGCAGTTGAAACACCTGATAGTGGTTTATTGGTTGGCGACTCGCAAGATTTCCAATTTAAAATTGACTCCAACGGGTTTGATGGCGTAATACAAAATATTACCAACAATGGCACTATTAAATTAAAAGTTACTAGTGGAGCTGGTGTACTTACACATGTAGGTACAGTTACCGCAACTGGAGTTGTACCAGCAGCAGACAACACATTTACATTAGGTAGTCCTAGCTTAGGATGGTCAAATGTTTATGCTGCTAACTTTACAGGCGAAGCGTCTAAAGCTGCTACACTAAGAGTTGGCAGTGACTTCCGAAGTGCAAGTTCTAGCGCAACAAATAATACAGTGGCAGTTAGAGATGCTACAGGCAACATTGCTGCAAACTTATTCCAAGGTACTGCAACACAAGCACGTTATGCTGACTTAGCAGAAAAATATACAACAGCAGAAGAATTGCCAGCAGGCACAGCAGTTGCAGTTGGCGGCGATGCAGAAGTTAAACCAGCAAATGCAAGCAATCACTGTATTGGTGTTGTTTCAACTGATCCGGCATATATGATGAACAGCGAAGCAGAAGGACAATACATTGGTCTTAAAGGACGTTTGCCAGTAAGAGTAAAAGGTCCAGTTTCAAAAGGTCAAGCAGTATATGCATGGCAAGACGGCGTAAGTACAACTATTGCTTCAACAGCGATGGTAGGTATTGCACTTGAAAGTAACAGTGATGAGGGCGAAAAACTAGTAGAATGTGTACTAAAGGTATAAGGAACCCCAATGGCAGATATAACAGCAGCACGGATTAACAACTTACAATCAAGTATTGGTTTAATATTAGGTAATGGTTCGGGACAAAACGGATACGGTCAAACAGTTACAAGCATTCCAGTTAACAACACAGGCGATGTAGTTGAAGCAGCTGACATGAATGCTATCTATACTGATATACTTAATGCTAGAATACACCAAGTCGGCCCAACAGACGGCGGCGTTGCACAAGTTATACAAAATTTAAATATAGTTGCTGAAAATACTAGTAACTTTATAAATGATTCGGGTGTAACAACTACAGATCCAGATGGGTTTAAGAAAGGAATAATAGACTTTGAAAATCTTATGACCCAAGTACAAACTGATAAAGCACTTATGCATCCTTCACAAGCTTCGCTTGAGTCTGCAATTGCTAGTACACGAAGTACCACATGGAACGGTTTAATTTATCATGAAGTACAGGTTACTTTTAGTTCATCAGATTCGCGCAGATTCTTTTTTAATACAGGCGGCGAAATCAGAATAAGCGCAAATAATACAGCAGCATCTACACCAAAAGGTTTAGATTGGAATCAGTTGTGTTCACAAGTAGGTACACTTAAATTTGGTTCAAATACAACTACATCAACCAATGGTGGCGGCACTTCTATCGGTAACTATAATTTAACAAGTGCATTCCAAGACATTTACACAAAAATAGGTAGCGGAACATACAGTGCAGTTTATGCAGGCAACATTTATACTGTTAAAGCACGATCAGATATTGACACTCGTATTATTTTTAGAATTGAATTCAATGACGTTGTAGTTGATAATAATATTGACAATAATGTTGACGGTAGATTAGAAAGTGCAATACAACATTATCGTGCATCAGGAGATGTAACAGTTCCTGCTCCGTCATATTTTAACAGTCAAACGTTGGCATAATCAAACATAAAATGTTGTATTTGTTTTTAAATAAATACATAGACAACAAAAAGAGATTGATAAATGCCAACAACAATACTAGCCAGTAGATATAACGATCTTAGAAATGATGTAAATCTTGTACTGAGTCAATCAGGTGCATCTACTCCTACATTCGGTTATGGCGAATCGACTACTACAAATAATGTAGCTGGAACACGTACTGTTTCTCCACCATCTAATGCAGATAAAGTTACTGCGCAAAATTATGAAGATTTATATATTGACGTTATAAGATGTAGAGCGCACCAAATTGGCGCTACGAACGTAACTATAGATGATTTTGTAATTGGAGATTATGATAGTAATCCGGCAACAGCTGATATAATCGAAGAAGCGTATATCTCAGGTTTAGAAACGCTAGCAACAGACGTTCAAACTGACAGATTTTTAGTAGATTCTAGCAATTTACGTTTAACAAATGTTCCTTCGGCAAATAGCACACGCTCAGCAGCTGGAAATATTGCTTGGAATGGTATACTCATTCATATTTTTACAATGACGTTTTCCAATGAAGTAGAACGACGACACTTTTTTAATGCTGGCGGACAAATTAGACTCAGCGCATCAGTAGATTATACTGGAAGTCAAGCTAAAACAGTTGATTGGCAAAGTATCTTAAATGATATGGGAACTATTAGTTTTAAGGCTAATGAAACTATTAATAATGCAAGTCCTGTAGTTGGTACAGGATCTAGTATAGGCAATTATGATCTTAATAGTGGTTATCAATTAATTTATTCTAGAACCGGCGGAGCAGCATATGCCCGTAACGAATATCGAATATACGCCCAAAATTCTGCAACAACAGACGGAACTTCTCAAATAAAATTTAAAGTAGAATTTGCTGATGGTCAGCCAAATGATCCTAGTTACGGAGTAGACGAAGTTGTTTTTGGTACATTTAATAGTACAGTCCAAACAGCAACACCTGACGGTGAAGTTATTATTGCCGGAACAACATATGCAACAGTGCTTATAGAAGACGATCCAGTCGGCGCAATTATAAGAGCCCTTTCTTAACCAGGCTCTGCTTGACAAAACACAAAATCTAATATATACTAGTAGTAATAAACTAGGAGTTTAACTATGGATGAACGTTTAGAAAAAGCACTAGATTTTTCAAACTACATGCTAACACTTAACAATCAAAAACGATTGTTAGCAGAAGCTTATCAAGAATCACTGATTCATTTTTATAATGGATCACAATTTACTATCACTAGAGAATTAATTACATTTGTAAGCACAATGGTTTCTGTTGAACAAGACGAAGTTGTTATTACCGATGACAATAATATTCCTTGTATGGTAGAAAGCCTAGAAACTTTTTACAGTGAAATTATGAACAAGTATGCTACAGCGTCCAATGACTATCATACAGCATACCTAAAACTAAAAACTAATCGAAGTGTAGAAAAATTAGTTGACTATGAGTAAAGGCGTATTTTTAATTGCACGTAATAATATACACATCGATTATGTTAAACAATCGGTTTTTCTTGCCAAACGAATAAAACAATACCTAGAATTACCAGTAACAATTGCTACTGACAGCGTAGACTATTTAGAATCAACATTTGGCACAGATGACTTTGATAAAGTTATTGGATTAGAACATGTAGAAGAATCCAATAGCCGATATTTTTTCGACGGCACTTTGTCTAAAAAAACAGCCAGTTTTAAAAATGCTAATCGTGCCAGTGTTTATGACCTTAGTCCATATGACGAAACACTACTAATGGACACAGATTATATTGTTTCTAATAGTTTGTTAAAGTCTGCGTTTACATCAACTGCTGATTTTTTAATTTATAAAAAATCTAATGACGTTGCTAAAGTACGTGACGAAAGTGAATTTAGCAAAATTAGTGATACTAGTATTGATTTTTATTGGGCAACTGTTGTATTTTTTAGAAAAACAGCAACTAATAAAATATTTTTCGATCTTATAAAACACATAGAAGAAGAATACAATCATTATAGACGAGTATATCAAATAACTTCGCCTTTGTTTAGAAATGATTTTGCGTTTAGTATTGCTATACATATTATGAATGGATTTCAATCTGGCGACTTTGCACAACAATTACCTGGAAGTATGCTGTATACTACTGATAAAGATATCTTATGGCAACTTAACAACGATAAAATGATGTTCTTAGTACAAAAGAAAGATTACTTAGGTGAGTATACTGCAATAAAAACTTTAGGACAAAATATTCATGTAATGAACAAAATTAGTCTTAATAGAATTATTGATAAGGAGTTTGCTAATGTCTAAAGGCATAGTAGTTCTTGCACAAAATAATACCAATGACGATTATGTATTACAAGCCTGTTTATTGGCAATGAGTTTACAAACTTATAACGATACAAAAATTAGTTTAATCACAAACGATACAGTGCCTAATAATTATATTTCATTATTTGATAAAATTATTCCTATACCGTTTAACGACTCTGCAGATAAAAGCGAATGGAAAATTGAAAATCGTTGGAAAATATATCACGCCAGTCCATATGATGAAACTATTGTAATGGATACAGACATGTTGGTATTACAAAATATTGACATTTGGTGGAAATTTTTATCTAATTATGAAATGTTTTTTGTTAATAGAGTATTAAATTATCGAGGAGAAATTGCAAATACTAGTTATTATAGAAAAACATTTATAAAAAATAATCTTCCTAATTTATTTAGCGGCTTTCATTATTTTAAAAAATGTGTGTTTGCACAGGAATTTTATCAATGGTTAGAGTTGGTTGTAAACAATTGGCAAGCATTTTATGAACAACATTTAGAGCCTAGTACTCGTCCTAAACATATGAGCATGGATGTGTGTGCTTCTATTGTAACACGTATATTAGATTGTGAAGATAAAATTACAAATAATCATGTAAAGTTTCCAAGTTTTACTCATATGAAGACACGTTGTCAAGATTGGTCAGAAATACCTACCAGCTGGCAGGATCAAATGGGTGTTTATGTTAGTAAAGATGGAAGTATCAAGATTGGAAATTATGCACAAACTGGAATACTACATTATACTGAAAAAGATTTCTTAGAAAAATCTCCTGCATTTGAACGATATAGGAGTTTAGCAAATGTCTAATTTACAAGATTTAATTAAAAAAATACAAGTAAGTAGTGTAAATAATGAATCTTACATTTACTATAATAAAGACAGTGGTGTAATACATCAAATCAGCGGGAAAAATAATCTTAGCAACGACTATGCTATTATGCCGGTACCGTCTGAAGAAGTAGAAGAGCTTCTTACAGGGCAGCGTCGAATTGAAGATTATGTCGTAACATATGATTTAAGTCTTAAAGAAATTAGACTCAAAGAAGTTGAGTACGAAGACAATCATAAAACTGCATCTACGATGTCTTATCAGTTGCCTTTGATTAAGCAGGTGTTTTCTGATGGACATTTGTCTCTCGAAAAGGTATACCAAGATACATATGTATTCTTATGGACCAAAGGAAACGTTTATAATAAAGGACAGTGTGTTTGGTATAAAAATAATATATACAAATTATCAACAGATTTGACAGTAGACGACGATTTTGATATAAAAGCACACACACTATTTTTAGAAAAAGTTATAATAACTACACTAGCAACTCAAGCACGTACCACAGAAAAAATAGAGTTACAGCCAGAATACGTAGGTGTACATATTGATGTATGGTATGATAAATTATCTCATTTAGCTGGGCAACACGTATATGCACAAGGTAATGTTTGGAAATTATTAAAAGATACTGAAGAAGGTAGTGCCTTTGATAAAGCCAATGCAGAACTTCTTGTTGAAAATGTAAAATTATATGCAGATGAAAATAAAGCATTAGATACAGTTAAGTCTGTTAAAGCTGGTGACATGCTTTTAGATAATAATAATCTTTACCGTAGTATTTACAATATCAACATTACAAAAGAAGATGTTAATAAAGATAAAGATAGTATCTTTTTTTATAACACGCCACACACGCTTTTACATTATAAAGATAAAAAATGTTATCAGGTTAATATAATAAACACTGAAGACGACAAAGTAATTACAAAAGATATAAAATTAAAACTAAGAGCAATTCATAATTTAAAAAAAGGACAATTAATATTAAGTGGCAAAGAATTATATCAAGTATGTGTAAACAAACAATACGATATTGTTCTACAACAAGATACACTTAACCATTCGTGGAATGTAATTATTAATCCTTACACTAAAAAGTTTTTACTTGCTGCTAAACATTGGGACCACTCATCTGAAGTATTACACCTTAGCGTTACTTCAAAATATGATCCAAATATTTTATACAGAAGTTTAGAATTTAATATTGGTGATTTACTAGACGAGCGTACATCAGTAATTCCATTCATTTATGATATTGAATTGTCCGAAGAAGACGTAAGTATATACACAGCAAAGTATTTTGATAGTTACGCACATGAGGTTATTAAATGGCAAAATTCAAACCTATAGATTACGATATAATCTATTTGTCTTATGACGAACCAAACGCAGAAAAAAATTATGCAGATTTGTGTTCAAAAGTACCGTGGGCAAAACGTGTGCATGGCGTTGACGGCAGTGATGCTGCACACAAAGCCTGTGCAGAATTAAGTGAAACTGATCGTTTTATTACAGTAGATGGTGACAATCGCATACGAGAAGACTTCCTCAACCAAGAAATAGATTTTGACGAACATGCAGATTTACAAAGCACAGTAATTAGCTGGTGTGGACGCAATGAAATAAACGGACTAATGTATGGCAATGGCGGACTTAAATGTTGGCCCAAACAATATGTTCTAAACATGCGTACACATGAAAATGCAGATCCTAATAATGCCCACGCACAAGTAGACTTTTGCTGGGATGCAAAATATATTCAAATGAACAGTTGTTACTCTGATGTGTACAACAACGAAACACCTGGTCAAGCATGGAGAGCAGGCTTTAGAGAAGGTGTAAAACTTGCTACTGATCGCGGAGTAAGAATTGAAAAAGAAGAATTTAAAAACAATCATTGGCGCTGCTTACATTGGTTATACATCTGGAGCATGATAGGTGCAGATGTAGACAATGGAAAATGGGCAATTTACGGAGCTCGAGAAGGCTTGTATAAAACAATGTGTACTGACTGGGATTATGTTCAAGTAAGAGATTTTAAATATCTAAACAGTCTTTGGGCTCAAGTTGAACCAAAGGTATCAATGGATGGACTACAAGACTCTATTGAAGATTTGGGCGATAAGATTCTAACTGAATTAGATATACCAATTTCTCCTAAGCCATTAGATGCACAACAAAGCAAATTTTTTAAAGCAGTATATCAGCATCCCTCAAGAACCGACAATCAAAGGTTTATAGAAAAACTATGAGTAACGAAACTGACAGAATAAAACAAACCAAAGAGATTACAAATAAAATTAGTCCTACTTTTTGTTTGGCAAAATGGCATCATACTACAATTTATTTGCACACGGGCGATACTCACAGTTGTTATCATCCATCGCCACATCACATACCTCTTGAAGAGATTGCAAAAGATCCGTCAGCATTGCACAATACAATCGAAAAGAAAAAAGAACGGGCATTAATGCTAATAGGCGAAAAACCCAAAGGCTGTCAGTACTGTTGGAATGTTGAAGGGTTAAGTGATACACACATTAGTGACAGACATGAACGAAATGCAGGCATTTATAATCAGCATAGACTAGAAGAAATTGTTAATAGTCCGTGGGACTTTAATATTAATCCTGAGTATATTGAATTAGCATTTAGTAACGAATGTAATTTTAAGTGCGGATACTGTCATCCTATGGCTAGTAGTTCATATGATGCAGAGATAAAAAAGCATGGACCTATGCCTGTTAAAAATCACACTCTAAATGTTGATTGGTTCAAACCTTATGCTGAAGATGAAAATCCTTATATAAAAGCGTGGTGGAAATGGTGGCCAGAAGTTAGCAAGACACTAAACATTTTACGTCTTACAGGCGGCGAGCCATTAATGCATAAAAGTACTTGGAGACTGTTTGACCTTTTACAAGAAGAAGCAAAGCCCAATTTAGAATTAAATCTAAACAGCAATCTAGGAGTTAAGCCGGCACTTGTAAAAAAACTAGCAACAAATGTTAAAGACTTGGTAGAGAATAAAAAGATTAAAAACTTCAAATTATTTTCAAGCCTGGATTCTTGGGGCAAAAAAGCAGAATATATTCGCACTGGATTGAAAACTGAGCTGTGGGAACAAAACTTAGAAACTTATATAGCAACTACAAATGCTCCAGTTAGTATCATGTGTACGTTTAATATTTTAAGTGTAACTTCGTTTACAGACTTCTTGCAAAAGATTTTAGAATGGCGAGCAAAATATCAACCTACAATGAACCCTGGTGGATACGGCAGGCGCATTAGGTTTGATACGCCTTATTTAAAAGAGCCGTTACAATACGATATGATGATTTTACCCAAAGAAGAATTTTTACCGCACTTTGATAAAATATTAGATTTTATTAATGATAACAAAGATGATTATGATGCTACTAAATTTACAGAACTAGAGTATCAAAAGTTTCGACGTGTACGTGATTACTTTGCTACATCTAACTACGATGAAAAAAGAGTTGAAGAAGGGCGTGTAGATTTTTACAATTGGTTTAATGAATATGACCGTAGACGTAATGTAAACTTTTTAGAAACATTTCCTGAAATGGAAAACTTTTATAATCATTGTAAAGAATTAAGCGAAAATGACAACAATGTGCAAGAATAAATACTACTATAATGATTTGAAAGGGTTATAATGGACCAAATGACAGACGTATTCAATAGGGATATTTTTAAAGATGCTACGGAATTTAACCTATCTAAACCGATACCTATGGGTGTTATAGACGAGTTTCTTCCTAAAAGTATTGCATTAAGTATGCATGAAGAAAGTCAAATTATTCCGCAAGAACACTGGAAAACCTTCACAAGAAACGGTAGTCATATGATGGAATTAAATAAAATGGAGTTAACACCTGTTGCATTTAATACTCTCAACTATTTGCATAGTTCTAAATTTTTAGAATTGTTATCAAAATATACAGGAATTACAGGTTTAATTCCTGATCCACACCTAGTCGGTGCTGGATATAGCAAAAGTTTTAACGGTGATATACTAAATGTTCATACTGATTTCAATTGGAACGAGCAGTTGCAGTTACACAGAGCGTTGACTCTTACAATATACCTAACTCCAGATTGGAACGAAGCCTGGAATGGTGCATTGGATTTTTATGATTCTAAAAAAGAAAATATTGTAACTACAGTAGATTCTTTGTTTAACCGTTGCCTTATTTGGAAATACGATAGATTTGGATACCATGGGTATTCTAATCCAATTGAGTGCCCAGATGATAAAAACAGAACAACATTCAGAGCATTTTATTATACCAGTAATAGTACACATTTACCAGACGATCCGCCGCATAGAAGTTTATATTGGGTCGACAAAATAACAAATATGCCATGCGACAAGAGAACACAACAATGAAAATTTATACTAAAACTGGCACAACAAGCATGTACTTTAACGAAAGTATAGTAGCCCGGATTGCCAAAAAGCCAGCCACTAAGCAAAGATTTGATCAAGGATCAGTATTTTGGTATGACCAACATGACGGTTCAGTTAATGAGCTACCGTTTAATGAATTCTTAGATAACAGAGTAGCTAAACAGTTGCGTATAGATCCAACATCTAAAATTCTTTTATTTTATGGCGATGAATATATTAATAAAGCTGATATAAATCGTATATGCAGCAGTTTAATAGAAAAACAGGTTTCAGCAAAACAATTATATTTGATATGTATTGACGAAAACTTTAAAAACTGGGCAATCGATTTATTCGATGAACTAGGGTGCAACGGTGTAAATGTTACTGATCTAAATGTGTTGTTACAAAGAGTTGATGTACCAGATTTAAAACCTAGTAAAATACAGAATAGATTTAATGCTTTTAGTAGAAATTATTTGGAATGGAGACTACAATTCTTTTGCGAATTAATCGACAAAGACGTACTAAAGAATTTTGACTATACATTTAATAATATTACACCCTACACTCCAGTTAAGACATTTTCGCATAAAGAAATGCTTACACATGCAAAAGAAATGGGTTATTCTCATACTCCGGAATTACTTAAATGGGTCGAGCGAATTCCGTATACTTTAGAAGGTACTTGGAAAGAAAAAATGCCAACCGAGATTTACCAAAAGATTGCATCGTCGGGTATTAGTGTTATAATAGAATCACACTTTGATCCTCTTTGGAATGGAAAAGATAGATTTAACATACATTGGAAAGAACTTAGTCCAGCTTTTCCAACAGAAAAAACTTACAAAGCTATAGGAATGACTAAGCCGTTTATAATAGTTTCTACTCCTGAGTTTTTAAAAGAATTTAAACAAATGGGTTATAAAACATTCCATCCGTACATAGATGAAACATACGATACAATTGAAAACAACAATGATCGAATGAAAGCAATAACATCTGAAATACAAAGACTATCAAATTTATCAGATCAAGAGTTTACCGCAGTAGTTACAGAATGCAAAAAGATTGCCGAACATAACGCACAGGTTATGCAAATCAAGCGAGCAAACTATTCGTTTCCACCAGAATTTAAATGGGTAGAAGAAATAATGACAAATACTTTTGCAAAACCTAAAGTAATATAATATGCACATTTTTATAACAGGTATAGCTGGCTTTTTAGGAAGTCATTTAGCTGATAGATTTATTGAACTAGGACACACAGTGTCTGGTAATGATACACTCATAGGCGGCTACGAAGATAATGTAAATCCGGAAGCCGTTTTATACAAAGTTGATTGTTGTGACAGGGCACGTATGACTGAAATTCTAAAAGATACTGATATAGTTATACATGCAGCAGCTACAGCCCATGAAGGCCTTAGTGTGGTAAGTCCAGATTTTATTACAAAAAATATATTCCAGGCAAGTGTAAGTGTTATAAGTGCTGCTCTTGCCAATAAAGTAAAACGATTTGTGTATTGTACATCTATGGCAAGGTACGGAGATCAGCAAACACCGTTTACAGAAGATATGCAACCTAAGCCAGTTGATCCGTATGGTATTGCAAAAGTAGCAGGAGAAGATGTGCTTAAAGCACTTAGCGAAACACACGGCATGGAGTGGAATATTGCAGTTCCACATAATATAGTTGGGCCAAGGCAACGATATGATGATCCGTTTCGTAATGTAATGAGCATTATGATAAACAGAAATTTACAAGGCAAGCCTGCTATAATATACGGTAATGGACTACAAACAAGATGTTTTTCTTATGTTACTGATTGTGTTGATTGCTTAGAGCGTATGAGTTTAGATCCTAGTATTGTAAATGAAGTTATAAACATAGGTCCGGACGAAGGTACAATTACTATTACAGAGTTAGCAAGTTTAGTTGCAAATGAAACAGGACTAAATGCAGCACCAATACATATGGAAGACAGGCCTCGTGAAGTAAAACATGCTATGTGTAGTGCTGACAAAGCAAGATCTCTATTAAATTACAAAACAACGACAGATATACAAACATCAGTTATGAAAACAACTGAATACATTAGACGCAGAGGTGTAAAACCGTTTGATTACACATTTCCATTAGAAATTGTAAACGATAAGACACCTAAGACTTGGAAAGATAGACTAATTTAAATGCATTTTTTATTCGAAGAGATAAAACACGGCGAGTTTAAAAACTTTGTTAAATGCCGAGACATTAATAGTTCACGAATACGTAGATTTACTCCTAGTCCTATGGCAATTGAGTTTTATAGACACCGTGAAAATTTAATGCACAGACATCATACATTTTCTACCACCCGAAGCAAACATCAACAATATATTATTGCAACTGGTGTTGCACATGCTCCTTGGGATTGGTGTGGTCCTGATAACATAGGATTAGGCTTTGATAAAAATACTCCTGATAAAAGTTCATTATTTGCACACATAGGTAAAAAACATCGGAAATCATTAAAAAGAAAAAATGCATTTTTACTAATAGATCAGTCTCACGAAGGATATCAAACAGAATGGTTATGGGCGTGGTTTCATAATAATTGTGAGGAGTATGGTATTCCGCCTACACAAATAATATATGTGACTGGAAATTTAGATAGCCGAGATCAATATAAAGAATGGTCCAAAGACCGATTAACAGGGGACAAAATTCTAGTAGTTCCTTATCCGCATTTTGAAAGTTCGATATCTAATATTTTAATTGACGGTATAGAAAATTACCCAACATTTGAACAACAAGTAGAATATAAAAAAAATAATATAGACAGTATAAAAACTTATAGTGCATTACAAAAACGACCAAGGGCACACCGAGCATGGTTTTTTAAATATCTAGTAGATTCTAACCTATTAGATTGTGGTATAAACAGTATGAATGCCTTCGAAATTAACAACACGCATTATGAAGGCAAGCAAATGACACCACAAGAATACGATAATGTCATAGACAAACTTCCAATTTTGCCGCCCAACACCAACAAACAAGGCTTAAAGGGATTTGCCAGCCAAGATTGCGGATCATATTTAACAATGTTTAATGAGCAAATAATGTTAGATACATGGTTAACAGTAGTAAGCGAAGCATCTTTCGGCGAAAGCGAGAATGAATGTTTTCTTAGCGAAAAAACGTTTAAGCCAATTGCATGCTGTCATCCTTTTATAATAGCAGGTAACAAAGGATCGTTATCTAGGTTAAGAGAATTGGGTTATAAAACCTTTAGTCCATATATTAATGAAGAGTATGATAATTTAAATACGTGGGAAAGGATGCCGGCAATTACTAAAGAACTTAAAAGAATAAACAATATGTCTTCTAAAGATAAATTAGATTGGTTTTGTAATCTAAAACCAATATTAGAATACAATTACGAACTTTTAAAATCTAAATCTAGTAATTCTTCGTCTGAGTATTTAAAAATTATAGAAAATTATGTCGAGTAAGAAAAGTTATGTATAAATTACAAGTTAATGAAATAAACAAAGATTTAAAAAAGACTAAAAAAGCTATTATTGCAATAGGCTGTTCTTTTGTACAAGGACAAGGAGCAATCGATGACGAATTGTATCAGGATTATGAATGGAATTATAAAGAAGGAGTTCCGCTCACTATTAATACTTCACACAAACAACGCAAACGAATTTTAAAAAAATACTCTAATATTACTGATGACGGAAATGGTACATTAGATTTTACCATGATGGAATATAAAAATGCATTTGTTAATGTATTGTGTAAAAAATATTTTAACGGGTTGTATACTCCTATTAATTTAGGAATTAGAGGATGCGGCAATCGAGGATCTATCAAAGAATTGTATATGTATCCTGATATCAACTGGGACAGTATAAAAGAAATTATAGTGTTGTATGTTCCTAGTGGTCTCGAAAGATTTGATTTTATTAATGATCAATCCCAAGACCATTATAACTGGAAATGCATGTGGCCCCATTATGAAAATTGTACTGGACCTAGGCATAATCTATGGCAAGGCTATAGCGATACACTATATAGTGATAAATTTGAAGTATTAGAACAGCTTGCACATGTACAAGAATTAATGACATGGTGTAAATACAAAAATGCAAAACTAATAGTAACTCCTGGTTTTGATAGGAGATATGACAAAGAATATTTTCAAGAATGTTTGGCACACGAAGTAGAACGAACTCATGATGAAACGTTTGTAAAATCATCTAAACCTTTATTATGGAAATCACCTGCTGACAAAACACATTTATTAGATTTATTTCCTTGGTCTTCGATGTTTAGGCCCAACGGTCATGCTACATTTATAGATTTAGTATTGTCAATGGAAGAAACATTGGAAGATAAACAGGATCATTATATGCAGTTTTTAGGGAAAGGTTCATCTGAAGGATGGATAACTTCCTGTTCGCATCCTAGTCAAAAGAGTCATGATTTATTTGCTAATCACTTATATAAACATATAGTTGAGGATAAAGTAGATGGCTAAAAAGAAAACAAGAGCAATGCTAGCAAGATTTCGTTCAAAAACTTCTAATACTGTAAAACATTTCGAGTCATCCAATGATCCTAGTCTTCCAGATTATTTAGATAATCCTAAGATTCCATTCGGTATACAATCTGTTAGGAACTTTAATGACCAAACTCAGGATAGATCTCCAGCTCCTTCGCCTTGGATGCAGGGCGATAATCAAGAAACATTTAAGAAAAATAAAAAAGTAATGGGCGAAAAATGGAAATATTATGACAAAACAATTACATATACTTTTAATGAACATGGATTTCGATGTCCCGAATGGGATCAGATAGATTGGAAAAATTCTATTGTATTATTTGGGTGTTCGTGTACATATGGCATTGGTTTATCAGACGAAGAAACTATTTCGGCACATTTAGAAAAATTGTCTAACAGACCAGTAATTAATCTAGGAGTACCTGGAGGATCCAACAGTTTGATGATACAAAATGCTACTAACTTGCTACATTTTTTTAAAGCGCCTTATGCTGTGGCTAATATTTGGAGTACTTCAGATAGATTTGAATATTTTTTAAAAGATAGTATTCATCATGCAGGACCATGGGACGGCAAGAATCAATCAGTAGATAATGTTCAAAAATTATGGCAATATACTTACGAGTATCCTGATCATGAACAAGGACTTAATTATTACGAAACAAAAATTGGAAAATATTTGTGGCAAGATAGAAGCAAATATTCTGCTATATCATTTTTTCCATCTACTGTAACACGCACACAATTAGAAAAACAGTTTGTAATAGATAATCAAGCTAGAGATTTAATTCATCCTGGCGAAAACAACGCTATAGAAGTAGCAAACTATTTACATGAGAGATTCAAATGAGTGATTATAATAAATCAGCAGATGTAGCAGAAATACAACTAAAACGTATTTCTCCAAGCATGTGTTATGCCAAGTGGGCACAAATGTCCATGCATTTAACCAACGGCACTACGCACAGTTGCTATCATCCTCCTTTACATAAAATTGATGTAGAAGAAATAAAAGAAAATCCTAGTGCTTTGCATAATACAAAACAAAAAAAGCAAGAGCGTAAAGAAATGCTGGCTGGAAAACGTCCTGAAGGATGCAACTATTGTTGGAAAATTGAAGATCAAGGCGGACGCAGTGATAGGATATATCGTAGTGGCGAACAATGGGCACAAAATTCTAAAATAGATATTATTGAAGCATTGGATACAGGAGATATTACTCCTCGATATGTAGAAGTAAACTTTAATCAGGCCTGTAATTTAAAATGTTCTTATTGTAGCCCACATCTCAGCACTGCTTGGGAAGAAGAAATTAATAAATTTGGTTCTTATAGTATTATAAATGAAAAGGGCGAAAATGCAGAACACAACAACACTGAATATCTAGCAAAAGATGGATTGATGCCATTAAAAGTTCCACAAGCTGCTAATCCTTATGTAACAGCATTTTGGAAATGGTGGCCAGAGTTATATAAAAAACTTGAAGTATTTAGAATTACTGGCGGCGAGCCATTAATGGATGTTAATACATTTAAAGTTTTAGATTACATCTACGAAAATCCAAATGCGTGGCTAGAAGTTAGTGTAACTAGTAATTTTTCTCCTCCTAAAACTGAGCTAATGGACAAGTTCATTGCCAAGTTAAAAAAATTAGAAGAAATACAAATATGGAAAGACGAAGAACGTTTTAATCCAGGCTCTGGCAACAATTGGTATGTTAACATGGCATTAAAAAATGTTGCTGTGTTTGTTAGTGTCGATAGTGTAGAAGAACAAGCTGAATACATTAGAACAGGATTAGATTATAGTGCAATGCAAGGTAATGTAGACAAGTTTTTAGCAGAAACTAATAACACAACAATGACGTTTATTAATACATTCAACGCACTAAGTGTTCCTAAATTTAAAAACTTTTTAGAATATGTACTTTCTTTAAGAGCTGAATATAGCAGAGACAATCAAGGAACAAAATATATTCCTATATATGATCAGTATAATACACACGACGATTATGAAATACATCCAAGGCAGCGTATTTGGTTTGATATTCCATTATTAAGAAATCCAGCATGGCAAGCAATACAAATATTACCACAAGAGTTTGATCATTATTTAGAAGATGCAATTGATTTTATGAAAGCAAATTCTAATACAGATAATTTTGTAGGATTTTATGATTTTGAAATTAAAAAAGCAGAAAGAAATTTAGCAGCGTTACAAGCAAGAAATTTAAGCAGCCCAGAAGCACTTGAAAGAAACCGCCGCAATTTGGTTAAGTATTTTGATCAGCATGATATTCGTAGAAACACCAACTTTTGTAAAACATTTCCAGAATTTGTTGAGTTATACAATCAATATTCTTGACAAATCAAATAATTTATGCTAGAATATTACAATGTACGATATAGTCTTTATTAGTTACCAAGAGCCTTCAGCAGATGAAAACTATGCTGCACTAAAGGCACGATTTCCTATGGCTAAACGTGTACACGGAGTTAAAGGAATACACCAGGCACATATAAAGGCAGCAAAGAAATGCTTTACTAAAATGTTCTGGATTGTAGATGCAGATGCACTTATACTAGATACATTTAATTTTGATTATGAAGTTCCAGATCATCAATTAGATCACGTACATGTATGGAGAGCAAAGAATCCTATTAATGGATTAGAATATGGCTATGGAGGAGTAAAGTTATTTCCCCGCAAACTTACAATAGATATGGATACAAGTAAGGCGGATATGACTACAAGCATAAGTGAACATTTTATTGCTATAGATGAAGTTGCAAATACTACAGCATTTAATACAAGTCCATTTGAAACATGGAAAGGTGCATTTAGAGAATGTGCCAAATTAAGTAGTAAGACAATCTTGAGGCAAAACAATGAAGAAACAGACGATAGACTTAATACGTGGTGTACAAAAGGCTCTAAGGAACGCTATGGCAGCTACGCTCTTAATGGTGCTAATGCTGGTAGGAAGTTTGGGATTTCTAATAGGAGCAATATTAGTCTTATAAATGATTTTGATTGGCTAAAGGAACAGTTTAATGCAGCTAGTTTCTAGTATTAAGACAGTTCATGTTGAACTTACAGATAAATGTCAAGCACAGTGTCCTATGTGTGCCAGAAACTACCACGGCGGCGCCACTCGACCTTTTATACGTAACGGCGATATTAGTATTGAACAATTTAAAGAATGGTTTCCTCGACAATTCCTAGCACAATTAAATAATTTCTATAGTTGTGGTAACTACGGAGATCCTGCATTTGCAAAAGATTGTTTAGAAATATATGCATATGTACGTGAATGTAATCCAACAACACGGTTAGCAATCCATACCAATGGAGGTATGAGAAATCCTGCATGGTGGAAAAAACTAGCACAACATAATATTGATGTTATATTCGCAGTTGATGGTTTCAAAGGAAAGCACGAACTATATCGTAAAAATACAAATTTTGATAAAGTAATAGAAAATTTAAAAGCATTTATTGATGCTGGAGGCAATGCGTCAGTTGATAGTTTAGTATTTTTACACAACGAACACCAAGTAGATGAACTTGAAACATACTTGTTAAACATTGGAGTACAAAAAGTAAACTTTGTTAGTACGACACGATTCTACGAAATGAAAGAATACGAAGTACATGACAATAACGGCAATGTAGAATATACTATTGCTCCTGCACAAACACAAAGATTTAAAAAAACACCGTCAAAGTCATTAACGGCATTACTAGATAAAACGTATAGAGATTCTGCAATAGCTCATAGTACAATTACGCCTAAATGTGAAATAGAAAATGGTATATATGTAGATCCGTATGGTGATATTTTTCCTTGTTGTTGGTTAGGAGGAGACTACTTAGAGCAGCCAATACAAGAAGTACTGCCAATACACCAATTGCGTAATCTAAGTGTTGAAAATACCAAACAAGTATTGTTAGATGTTGGTATTCCTAACTGCAAAGATGGTATACTATCTAACAATGCAACGTTATTTAAAAAGTTGTCTGATTATTGGGATGGAGTGGACAAATGTATGACATGTTCCCGACAATGTAGTAAACTAATGTATGAGAGTAATAACAAATATGAATGACTTTCAGCAAATTCCGTGGGATAACATTACAAAATTTGGGCAGCAAACTCTATTAGATACCAATCTCTTTACAGTATCATGGATACTTGCTAGATTTTGCAACTATAATTGTAGTTATTGTTGGCCTTATGCTAGAAGTAGCACTCCTGACCATCAAAAATTAGAAGTCTATTTAAAAACATTAAACAATATTAAACAGCAAGCTCGAGACAACGGATTTACTGATTTTCATTTTAGTTTTAGCGGAGGCGAACCAACTGCTTATAAATACTTTGGGGAGATTATAGATCATTACTGTAGGGATACAGCACCCGAGTACCAAAGCATCCACATGACGACCAATCTTAGCCCAGGCAGCAAATGGTGGAGTCGATGGTTAGAATCAACTAGTACTTTACAACGTAAAAGTATTACAGCAAGCTATCATGCAGAGTTTGCTAATGAACAAGAGTTTGGAGATAAATGTCTCCAATTAATAGAAGGAGGAGTATATGTTACGATCAATCAAGTTATGGTTCCTGAAATGTTTCAAGAGCTTTACGAACGCTTGGAACGATTTGCCGCCAGAGGTATTAACGTCACTCTCAAGCCCCAGTCCGATCCAACCGCCTCCCACGTGGTACATGGATACACTGAAGACCAGATCACAACAATGCGACAAGGATTTCCTCAGCACTGGAACGGAGAGCAAATTGCACAAATCGAACTCAAAGATGCTCAAGGAGTAACTTACGAGTTAGATCAAGCAGAACGATTTAATGCGTTTGGATTTAACAAGTTCAAAGGCTGGGAATGTAATGCAGGATATCAAGGAATTGTAATACGTGAAAACGAAGTAAAACGTAGTTACAGTTGTCACGAACAACCACTTGGCACACTTTCTGAAGGCTTTAACATATTCGACTCACCTCGCAAGTGTGTTACGCCTACATGTGTAAGTAGTGCAGATAGTAAAATACCAAAGAGGAAATTATGAAGTTTGGAATATTAGGATACGGGTACGTTGGCAAGGCAACACATTTGGGGTTATTAAACAATCAAAAGTGTATTGTCCATGATACTATATTTGAATCTAAAAGAACAATATTAAAAGATGCTGAGACAATATTTGTATGCATACCAACAGCAACACAAGCAGATATTAATACAGTAATATCTGAAATAGCTCAAATACAAGAATTTAATCCTTCTGCAACTTTTATTATTCGTAGTACACTACCTTTAGGAGCATGTAAAAGAATTCAAGAATATGTAGGAGATATTATCTACATACCAGAATTTCTACGTGAACGTTATTGGGAAACTGATTGCTTAAAACGTCCATTAGTTGTAGGTAGTGATGGTGTTATTTTGCCTGAATGGTTGTTACATGAAGATATCAAAATTTGCTCTACACAAGAAGCAGAACTTGTAAAAATGTATTCTAATAACTTTGCTGTAATGCGTATCGCATTTGCTAACGTATTCTATGATTTAGCACAAGATATAAATGCTGACTATAGTAAAGTATTAGATATGTACTTAGATGTACAACAGGATCAAACATATATGGAAGTTCCTGGTCACGACGGAACAAGAGGCTTTGGAGGCAAGTGTTTGCCTAAGGATTTAGATTTTCTTATTGAAACACTTGACGAAAAGGGTATTGACCAAAATTGGTTTAAACATATTAGAGAGTTGAATAAAGGATGGCAAAAAAAGTTTTAACAGGACACAAAGGCTTTATAGGTAGTCATTATTACAATTATGTAAAAGACACGTATGATGTATATCCTTATGATCAAAAAGACGGCGACGATAAAAATTTAAGATACCCAAGTGTAACTAACAACATGCCGGATTGTAATACTGTAGTACATCTTGCAGCAACAAACGGCACAAGATTGTTCTACCAAAATCCTACAGATGTTTGTATCAATAACACACTGCCTACTATTAACTTGATTGAACGTTATAGAAACACTGATACAAAGTTTGTATTTGCTAGTACATGCGAAATATTCAACAGCACAATAGACAACGGTTACTACCATGTACCTACTGACGAAGCAGTACCAGTTATGTACAACGACATTACTAATCCACGTTGGAGTTATAGTATACCAAAAGCACTAGGCGAAAACCTAGTTGCTAATAGCGGACTTGAGTATCTTATCATACGCTACTTTAATGTATACGGTCCAGGACAAATAGATCACTTTATAAATGAGTTTGTAGAACGTTGTAAACAAGGCGAGTACTATATCAAAGGCAACGACACACGTAGTTTTTGTTATGTTGACGATGCTGTGCGTATGACAGATATACTAATACAAACTGCTAGTAATCAAACAGTAAATGTAGGACAGGACGTTGAGACACGTATAAGTGTTGTAGCAAAACTAATTATGGGCTATATGGGTATCAACCCTGACAGATTAGAAATACGTCCCGGTCCAGTTGGAAGTGCTACACGTAGATGTCCTGATACTACGATAGTACAAACACTTACAGGATTTAAAGATTACACACCACTTGAAGTTGGATTAAAAAAGACATTGGAAAGTCTAGTATGAAGATTGAAATAGAAGACGTATTATTTTGGATGGACGCTATCCGTAACAGTGATGATAGATATCGTACCCTTGAAAGTTTTTGGAAGGGACAAGTAAACAGCAAAGTATGGTTAGCTGAGAACCTAATAGGATTTGTACCCGTTAGACCGTTAAATATTGTTATATACGGTGGATGGAACGGTGTGCTGGCAAGTATACTCTTTAACTCTAACATAGCTGTAAACAGCATTACAAGCGTGGATATAGACCCTGTGTGCGAAGATATAGCAAACACAGTAAACAAGCGTCAAGAGATGCAAGGTAAGTTTAGTGCTGTAACAGCAGATATGTGCGAATACACTACTAATGCTGATGTAGTTATAAACACTAGTTGCGAACACATTACACAAGAACAGTACGAACAATGGTTAAACAATCAACCAGACGATGCAGTATTTGTATTACAAAGCAATAACTATTTTACACACGATGAACATGTTCGTTGTGCTATAGATTTAACAGACTTTACACGTATGAGTAAGTTAAAGCCATATTATAGAGGAACTCTTGATACTCCAAAGTATGAACGCTACATGATTATAGGTAAAAAGAAATGAACTATTGGTACGATAAAGAAGGATCACGTTTAGGAGACTTTCAACGAGAAGTTGAATCCAAAGCAAGTTGTACCTTCTGTGTACTTCCGTGGATACATTTAGCAACACGACCTAACGGAGATATGCGACTTTGTTGTACAGCCAATGCTAGTGGAGCAGGAGTTGATCACGAAGTTGGACTTGTTAAAATGGAAGACGGCAAACCTGCAAACTTTGCACGTAACACACCTTTAGAAGCATTTAATAATGACTACATGAAAAGTGTACGTAAGACAATGTTAAAGGGAGAAATACCAGCAAGTTGCACAGGATGTTTTAATGAAGAAGCACAAGGAATTGTTAGTAAGCGTATTTGGGAAACCGCTACATGGATGAAAGACGAAGGTGTTGATATAGAGGAACTTATCGCCCAAACTAATGAAGATGGTACAGTTCCGGAGAAACTACAGTATTTAGATCTACGCTTAGGACATACATGTAATATTAAATGTGTAATGTGTAGTCCACACGATTCAAGTAAGTGGGTAGCAGATCATAAAAAACTTATTCCTGTATTACAAGACCCAGAAGTAAAAAGACAAATGCAATGGGACCGAAAAGAATTTAATAACAAGTGGCACGAGAAAGAATCGTTTTGGAAAGAGATGTATGCACAAATACCTAATCTAAAACAAGTTTACTTTGCTGGCGGCGAACCTTTAATGATTAAAGAACATAAAATGTTTATCGAAGAAATCATTAGGCAAGGTTATCAAGACAATGTATTGTTACGTTATAACTCAAATGGTATTCTTGTAGATGAAGAATTAATTGAGCTATGGTCAAAGTTCCGTAAAGTTAAATTTGCAGTTAGTGTTGATGCAAGTTTTGAACGTGACGATTATATACGCTTTCCTGGAAAGTTTTCAGAAGTAGAACGCACTTTGCATATGTTAGACAACACACCTGATAACATACACGTTAGTATGGCAACAGCGGTACAAATATTCAACATCAAACATATTCCAGACTTTTTAAAATGGAAAGTAAACAGTAACTTTAAGAAGATGAATGTTGGTTTAATAAATGGTGTAACAATGGGTGGCGGCTTAGTTAATGCACACTTAGTTCACATACCTACTTTCCTTAACATTACAATATTGCCAGAACAAGATAAACAAGAAGTGCGTGAACGTTTTGCAGAACTTAAAACATGGCTATGGGACAACTATACACAAGACGATGAATTTTGGATACACAACCCTAAAGGCTGGCGTCAGTGGGAAGGATTGTTAGCACACATGGACTCAGCGGATAACAGTCATCTACTTCCAGGATTTAAAGAATACGTAAACAAACTAGACGCAATTCGTAAACTAGATGCAGCAAAAATATTTCCGGAGCTATCGCATCTGTTATGATTAAACAAGTAATAAACTCACAAGATTCTAAAACACTTCGTATTGAATACATGATTGGCAATACTTGTAATCACAAGTGTTGGTATTGTTTTAAAGGTTCAAATGAAGGTGAGTTTAGATGGACTGATGATTTTGATGCTACTACTAAAAACTTTTTTCATCTATTAGATCATTATAAAAAATATGGTAAAGAAAGATTTGAAATACATATTGTAGGCGGCGAACCTACACTATGGCCTGAATTAGGTAAGTTTACAAAACTTCTTAAGGAAAAATATAACTCTTGGGTTAGTATTAGTACTAACGGTTCTCGTACTTTAAGATGGTGGGAACAGTACGGACAATATTTTGATGATGTAATGATTAGTGTACACCACGAATATGCTGATATAGAACATTTAAAAAAAGTAGCTGACATAGTTTACAAGCAAGGACCTGTTGTAAATGCAATGGTACTAATGGATCCTTTTGCTTGGGGTAAATGTATAGACATAGTAAAGCAATTACGTACCAGTAAATATAGATGGTTTATAAATGCAATGGAAGTTATGCACACTACTATTGATTATACGCCAGAACAATTAAAATATATAAGCAAACCAGTAAAGAGATTTCCTAATCCTATATGGATATTAAAAAAATTAAAAAACTTAAAACGTGATCCTAAAGTTGTATTAGATAATGGCAAAACAAAAACTGTAAATAGAAATTGGATTGGATTAAACAAGCAAACCAATTTTAAAGGTTGGCTGTGTAATATTGGTGTAGACAATCTTTACATTGACAAAGACGGTAGAGTTACTGGAGCATGTAGAACAGTACTATTTGAAAATTATAATATTAATGATGTAGATTTTATACAAAAATTTAATCCAGTAATTAAACCTAAGATTTGCGATATAACTTTTTGCGGATGTCAGCCTGAACAGTTATTAGATAAGATTAAGATAGTATCTTTGTAAGAGGAATATCAGCAGCACACGTACACCATTTGCGTGTGCATGTAATAGGAGCAACAGGTGATTCAAATGTGCCGTTGTAAATATTACCTAAACTACCACCTACTCTACAAGTAGCACGATGTACTTCACCATCCCAATTAATCATTAAACTTTCTAGACCAGCATTACACTGCCAACCTTCGAACTGATTTAACTTGTGTTTGATAATATCGTTAGCATGTATCTTATTTTCTTCGTCTACTACACAGTTTGCTTTTACAGTTGCCGTTTTGCTTAGTACCCATTTAAGATCTTTTTCTTTATAACGCATATCGTCAAACCAGTCACGGTCATCAGCTTCGGTCCATCTTATACGTCTGCACACATATGGAATATTATGACTATCTAATAGTGTTGCAGTTTCACGTACTTTGTCCATATACTCATGATGTGCCATTAAGTTAACTTGAAATAACGTAGGCATGCCTTCCATGTCAAGTAACTGTGTATACTTAACAATATTTTCAGCAACTCGTCGATTGTATTCATTATCAAAATGCAAACTAAACACCCATTGATTGACTGGTTGTTTGATATACCATTCCGCGGGCCGCAACCCATTAGTAGTAACACTTATCCACTCTAACCTTGCTTTAGCACATTCAAGTATCTTGTTGATCTTAGGATGTACAGTTGGCTCACCACCAGTTAAACTAAGACGAATAGGCTTGCCTATCTTTTCTAATTCGTAGATAGTATTAACCATAACATCTAAGTCAGTGTGTGGCGAAAAGTTGTCGTGTATTTCTGCAGGACAATATGCACAATCTAAATTACAGCGTTTACCAATATTCCATTCAACATGAATACTAGTATGATGTCCCCAACGACTTTCTACTTTAAACATACGGTCTAAACTTTGGATTAGCTGCAAGAAAGTCTTGCCCACGAGTTTTATCTAAACGTCGATTAAACTCTATGCAGTCTTGCCAATGTGTAAGGTGCATGTCTTTTGCTTCTAAAAAGTTAATATTATCTTGTATTTGTTGTAGTGTAACTTTCTTAATAATATCGTTTTCTTTTACTAGTTTATAATCTAATACTTTAGTTTTCATTTGTTCTAAACGATTAACTACTTCAGTTTTTAGCAGTTGTGGAAGAACTTGCGCACTAAGTGCCATTGGATAGTTTACTCTATGCGAATAAAATATAATACCCATTTCTTCTAAGAAGTATTCAATAACTTTGTCAATTTGCATAATATTGTTTGCTTGTACAGTAAACGCACCTACTACTCTACTTACATTAGGAAAGCTCTTAAACACTTTGATGTTTTCTTCTATTTCGCTAAACTTACCATTACCTCTAATATACTCGTAGACATCGTGTACACCGTCTATACTTACATTTACAGCAACACTTTTAAACTTAGGCCAATAGTCGTGTATAGTACGTCCGCCTTTGATACCTAGTGTAGTGCCGTTTGTAGCATACTTAATTTCAATATTATCACCATACGGTGCAAGTTTGTCTAGTATTTTGTAGTGATATGGATCCATTAAAGGTTCGCCACCTGCAAACTCTACACGCCTAAAGAATGGTAGTAACTTTTCAAAACTTGTCCACCAGTTATCACTGTTGTCAAATGGGCCAATATACTGTCCTGGCTTGTTTACTAGTTTGTCTACAATTGGTATTAATATATTATCTTCTTTTTTGTAAAACTCTGTTACTTGATCCCAATCTTTCCAGCTTGTACTGTCCAAAGGATTACACATACGACACTTTAAATTACACAAGTTATTGAGCTTAATCTCCATTGTAGGAAGTTCAAACGGCATTGTGTAATCGTCGTCTAAAGCGTCTAATGCATCAGGGTATAAGTTGATCCTAGCTTCAGGTATTACTCCTGCTATATGACGCTGTCGTAAGCTCTGTACACCCTGATCTTCAAGATCAAAGCACGGTTTACATACCTCTGGACGCTCGTCATTAAGTACTTGTCTACGTACTTCACGCATAGCATCGCCATTCCAAACTTCTTCTAACGTTTCATTTTGTATATAACCAATCGGCGCACTACGACAGCATACCTTAATGGCTCCGTCTTCCCTAGTAGCTAATCCTGTAAAAGGATGCATACAGAATGTACAACTTTTAGACATTATCTATTCCCCATTGACGTTCTTTGCACCAAAAACATTCTCCACATTCTGGTACATGTTGTCCTGGCGTATATGTAGTATAATCCAAACCTTCAAACTCTCCTTCGCAACTACGAGTAAGATTTAATAAGTCTACGATATCGTTTTCGTAGTACTGCCGTATGATCCAATCCTTTTTAGTATACACGAAAGGATGACAAATGTCAACCCCGTTATGTACAAAATGAGGATCTAGCACACCTTGATTACGTTCTTCCATTTCTCCAGGTATAGATATATCAGGATTCATATTTACACCTGCATAAAGTGCATCTAGTTTATATTTGCTTGCAATAAATTCATTGTGACTTCTAAGTATAATTCTATTGCCAGGTTTCATTTTACCATATTCGTCTTCAATTAGAGTAGTATTAGGTTCTTCCATTTCAGGCGGCACTAAGTTTCTGTGTACATAGAAGTTATTATCAAACCGATATCCAAACCAGTCAATAACTTCATTGGCAATATGTTCTTGCCAAGGTCTTGTCCGCCATAATCGTATTTGATTAGTAAAGTGAATATCTGCTTTAGTATTACTACAAATTAAGTATGCAAGTAATGCACTATCAGCACCGCCACTTATACTAATACCAATACGTTTCCAAGTGGAGTTTAAGTATAATTCCATAATATTATTTACCAGGAAAAACACCCATATAACTCAGAAGCGGTAAATACTTTATGCTTGAGAAAACACCATATAGTACAATATTAAGTAATATTGATATAATTCTTAATAAAGGAAAGCATGATCTTACAGAACCAACGGGTGACTTTTTTTATGATCCCTGGAAATTAAAAGAAGAATTTGTTGGAACTTGTTGGGATAGTGTACTAAAAACTTTGCCTTCTGGAATCGGACAAGCACGAATTATAGTTTTAGAGTCGCCAAGTTGTTATAACAAACACGCAGACATCGATGATAGGTACCATTTAAATTTGTCAGGAGATGAAGCATACTTGATAGATTTACAGTCTCAAGAAATGTTCAAACTTAATACAGACGGTAACTGGTATGAAATGGATGCAGGACGTTTACACACTGCTATAAGCGTAGGTAGCGAATATCGTGTTCAACTTGTAGTTAGAAAACTTTTAAAGCGTAACGCTCTAATTAAACCAGTGGAAGTTACAATAACTAGTAGAGGTCATAACTCTAGATTTAAATTTGATAACGTTCTAAGCCCTTGGTTAAATCGTGCAAACAAAAGAGGCATTATAACTAATTTTGTACATGATGGTGCAAGCGTATACTTTGACATCGAAGACTCATGCGTTGGAGAGTTAGAAAAAGTTATACCACAGGAATTTACATATGAATATAAATGATTGGAACCCTTATCTAAAATTAGATCCGGACGGATATCCTTGTATGGCTCAGCAGACTTACGAACCATTAGTAAGTCCAGACGGTAAAACGTTTTGTAAAAACTATGCATTTCCAAATGAGTATCAGTATATAGAGGAGAAAGATCGTCCGTTATATACTGATGAAGTTGCAGAATGGTTCTTTTTTAATGAATTAACATATTTAGAATTATTTAAAGATAAACCTTATGCTCCGGAAATACTTGATATTGATTATAAAAATAGAAAAATATTTTTAAAATGGTATGGTAAAAGTTGTAATCAAATAATATATGGTTCAGACATTTGGCCACAAGGTGACTGGCGCCAACAAATTAAAGAGATTATTTTAGATCAATGGGACGAAGGTGTTTATAAGTTAACAATGTATCCGCACTGTCATTATGCTGACAGTCAGGGGCAGATGCGAGCTATTGATTGGTATGGATGTGTACCTATTGACAAACCTTACATAGAAGAAAAGTATATGCAAGGTATAATACATGATACAGCACAGTTTAGATTAGAAGAAACAGGTAAAGCTGTAGACAATGTATTAAATTTAGAAACTATGTTCAAACGTAGTTTAGGCACTCATGTACTTTGGGGAAATCAAGACATGAGTTATATATACAAGGAATTATTTAATGTCTGAATATTTTGGAACTACAAATAATATTATAGACTGGGAGCCTATTGTAGACATATGTAAAAAGTGTACAACCGGTGATGTTAATACTCCAGTTGGTGTAATTGATAGAAGTGAAGCAGATGCCGAAGGCACATTGTTAGAAAGCTATAGAGGTATTATGAATACCTGGCTTGATGCAGGTTACAAACTAGAAGAAATAAAATGGGTTGACTATTATCCTGGAGAACATTTTGATATAGAAATACAGAATAAGTTTGCTGAAATTGTAAATGCACAACCATTGAGAGTTTTTGTAAGTGATGTTGCTCCAGGAAACAATGTACCTTATCATTGGGACGTTGAAGATAACGAAGAAGAATGGTTAGCACAAGGCGAATTAAAACGTTGGGTATGTTTTATGGACAAACCTCGTTGGGGAAGCGTGTTAATATTAGAGGACGAAGCATTTCATAATGTAGAGCAAGGCAAGATATACGAATGGGATAATTATCGCAGTTATCATGCAGGAACTAGTATGGGTATTCATCACCAGTACCTGTTTCATTTTTTAGGAAGGCCAAACAAATGAAAAATTTAGGAGTATGTGATACTATTGATTGGGATAAAGTTATTAAACAATGTGCAAGTGTTGATCCTCAGTTTGTAGGACCAAGCCACAAACGTGGCGATACTATACCTGGACTAGATCCTATATTAGATATGTGGGAGGAAGCAGGATATAAAACTGTACACGAAGGCGGCACAGCAGGATGGGATATGTTTATTCCAGGCAAGCAGTTTGATGAAAGTGTAGTTAATGCATGGAATGAATTTTATGGATTAGAATGTAATAACATTTGGATCAGTAGAGTATGGCCCGGCCGCTTTGCCCCTATACACTGGGACGTACACGATGACGAAGTTAATTTACCTGACTGTCCAAGATATCATTGTCATATAGGAAAACCACAGTGGGGACATATTTTTATTGCAGATGAAGAAATATTTTATAACCAGCCACAGGGCACAACTTGGGAATGGACTGATAGAAAGATATGGCATGCAGGAACAAACTGTGGAACACAACCTAAGTATATATGGAATGCATGGTAATGGAAACAGGAATAGTACAATGGTTCAATGATGCAAAAGGTTTTGGATTTGTAAAAACTGAAAACGGTGACGCAATTATGTGTGAAAAGTACCATGTAAAGACGCTGCCTAAAACTTTAAAAGAAAGACAGCGTATACAATTTACTAGGGCATTCTGGGAAGGTAGAGAGTTTTGTACTGATATATCAGTAATAGCAGAGTTTGCTGCACCGTTACCTGAATATAGTTTAAAGAAGGGTAACATACATTGTGAAACGCCATTAGTTACAGTTTTTCATAATGCTGTATCAGAAGAAGTATGTGATGCAATTATTGCAAAACATATTGCAGACGGAATGAATCCTGATAGTGGTAAGCAAAGTAGACAGGAAAGTTATACACAGGTTACTGAAGATGTAGAACAGCGCGGCATTAGTTTAGGCATGGATCCTAGTCATTACAACACAATTGCAACTGCTATTGTAGATAATTGCGGATTTGGATATTCATTAATCGAAGCAATTGACATATACAACTATGATATAGGCAGATATTTAGATTTACATCACGACTATCCTTATTTTCCAGATAAGATTAATTATTATTCACATGGTGATAATGATAGAGTAGGTACAGGTATATTATACCTTAATGACGATTACGAAGGCGGCACAACTTATTTTCCTAAATTAGGAGTAGACGTAAAGCCTAAGAAAGGTAGCTTGTTATATTTTAAACAGTCATATGACGAAGCTACTAATTGGAGTACAATACACGAAAGTACAAAAATTACTAAAGGTACAAAATGGATTGCAAGTTGTTTCTTTAGTGAAAACGAACGTATAGGATTTACAGATAGGGAGGATTTTATGCCGGAAGAAAACCCAACTTTTGACGAACCATTTTACGTCAAAAAATTTATGGAAATACAACGAGCAAATGTACAATTATATCGCAAACTTAAAACAATAGAAGATAGTGATTGTAGTGAAATGATTAAACAAGAATTTAGTGATGACTTTTTTAAGAACATTGATAAATTAGTAAAATGACTTTTTACATAACAGGTAGTACACGAGGGCTTGGAAAATACTTGTGCAAGCATTTTGATTGTACAAGTGTAAATAAACCTATTGACTTAGATGTTGATATTGACAAAGTGGTAGATTTGTTTGAAGAAGGAGATATTGTTATTCTAAATGCACATGCAAGTCAATTAGAATATATAGAACGTCTTAAAGATAAATGTAAACTAGTTGTTATGGGTAGTATTGCCGCTGTAAATTTTGATAGAGATATGCCAGAGTATAGTAAACAGAAATGGGAACTTGAAAAGACTGTACAGCAATTAGCACTTCACAGTAAATACCCTATGTTATACTTACAACTAACAAGTAGCAGTTACAAAAATTATAAAATGATTGCAAATAGTATACAATTTTGGTTAGATAATCCAGACACAACATTTATAGGATATAACATTAATGAGTAATAAAATAGTAATTACAGGACACACAAGCGGAATCGGTAAAGCAATCTACGATAAGTTTACAGAAGTTAGCTGTAGAGAAATTGTAGGAATGAGTCGTAGTACTGGATACGATATCGAAAAAGACTTTGATAAAGTTGTAGAAGAAGCTGCAGGAGCAGAAATTTTCATAAACAATGCTTATCGTGATTCACAACAACTAAAACTATTTCATGCATTAAAAGATAAAGTTGATATGATGGTAGTAATGGGTAGTGTTAGTAGACATTATCCTGAGCTTATTCCTACAGATTATGTACATGATAAACAGGCATTAGCTGAAGCATGTCGTTTAGAAAGTATTAATCCTAACGGCATTCCTGTACTACATTTAGATCTAAGTTTTATTGAAAACACAACGATTGATGAAACAGATCCTACAGCATTTACTAGCGACTATAACACACCTTTAGAAGATATTGTAGATACAATTATATTTTGGGCACAAAAGCCTAGCATTAGACAAATAGAGTTTCGTTGGAAATTAACAGAACACGTTAAAAAAGAATTTGAAAGGATTAATTCCGAGTACGATGATTCAAGAATTAGGTTTTAGTCTAAATGCAATAAATTCCCAATCATCTGTTTTTGACGGATTAATTGCTTGATGTAATTCTTTTGCATCAAATAAAAATATATCATTTTTAAACACAGTTGTAGTATTTCCATTAACTGTAATATTGCAACCTTCTGCAGGACATTTTAAATTTATTACAGCGTTGTAATAGTTATCATGACCGTTGCCGTCAGTATGCGGCACCACAAATCCTTGAGGTCCTAAATTAAAATAAACAACTTCAATATGTATATTAGTATCGTTAATATATTTTACTATCTTAGATAAATTTTCTTGTATTTTAGGATGTAGCATCTTTTCTTTTTCAAACTCGCTGTCTAAAAATACTGTACATAAATTATGATCGTTTAATAGTTCGATATTAATACCTGATGATTCTATTTCACTTATACTTCCTTCGTAGTCCGATTGTTCAAACATAGAAGAAGAAAAATCAACAAATTCTTTATCTTTAATTTCGTAGTATATCCATCCTTCTCTGCCTGTTTTAATTTTATTATTAATTAACTCGTTTTTAATATCTGATTCAAAGTTAATATCAAATGGATCAACAAAAAATTTAGATAATACAGAATATGCATTACTAGAAAGTTCTTTGTCAAAACTACTATCGTATTTTAATTTTATGTCCATCTTTCAAATCTTTCTAAATTAGCAAAAAATGCATCAGGATGTATTTCCCACACAGTTTGATCTGTATGTCTGTAATGCACTTCTTTAATTTTACTTACTATGCCTATTTTAGCAAGTGTAGGAAAATATATAGAGTGTACTAGTCTTTGACTTCCTTCTTTACTTTTGTTTGATGTAGCAAATACTCTACCTTTGCCTTTTGTCCACTCTAAACAAGCAGGAAGCATAAATTGATCTGTTAAGTTTTGATGTTCAGCACAGAGTCGATTTGCTTTTACTAATCCGTTGTGTGGTCTTGCTTCGCCAAATGTGCATACTCTTGTAA